AGGCAATTCTTTAGCAGCAGGTGGAGAATCACCAGGTGTAACTGCTAACACAGAATTATGGAATGGAACTAATTGGGCTGAACAAAATAATTTAAACACAGCTAGATATGGTTCGGGTGGTGTTGGATCTAACTCTGGTGCACTACAGTTTGGTGGATATACTACAACCTTTTCAGCAGCAACAGAAGAATGGACAGGTGCAGGTGCCGCAATTGGTGCTTGGGCTACAGGTGGAAATTTAAATACTGCTAGAGATGCAGTACAAGGTGCTGGACGTACTAGCACTTCTGCTTTGGCGTTTGCAGGTGATACGCCACCTAAGACTGCTAAAACAGAATCTTATGATGGAACAAGCTGGACTGAAGTTAATGATTTAAATACTTCAAGAAAAGAAGGTATGGGTGCAGGTGCAGATAATACAAATGCTTTAGCTTGTGGTGGTAATTTAGCTCCTGGTGCTACTGATATTACAGAAACTTGGAATGGAACAAACTGGACTGAAGTAAACGATTTAAATACTGCACGAAGATTAGGTGCAGCATCTGGTGCTACTAATACAGCCGTATTATGTTTTGGTGGATTAGGTCCACCATCATATGCAGTTAATGAATTATGGAATGGAACAAATTGGACTGAAGTAAACGATTTAAATACTGCTAGATATCAGTTGGCTGGAGTAGGGACTAGTACCTCAGCTTTAGGTGTTGGTGGAGATCCTGGATCATCAGCAATTAATGAATTATGGAATGGTACAAACTGGACTGAAGTAAATAATGTAAACACAGGAAGACAAAACTGGGCTGGATCAGGCCCTGATAATGAAGCAGCATTAGTTTTTGGGGGTGCTAGTTCTCCACCAACACCAACAGATAAAACTGAAGAATGGAATGGAGCTTCTTGGGTAGAAGTTGCAGACTTAAGCACTGGTAGAGAAGCTTTAGCAGGTGCAGGTATTAACACTTCCGGAATAGCTATTGGGGGACAAGTGTCTGGTGGAGGTCAATCAGCATTAACAGAAGAATGGAGTGGAAGTTCAGAAACAACTAAGGTATTAACAGATTAATTAATAGGAGGAAACTATGGCAAAAACATATCAATACTGTGTAGCAGAAAACTGGGGCAAAGGATTTATCGATCACGATGAATCTCAAAGAATCACGTTTAAAGGCTATCCGGCGAATGTTTGGCAAGTTCCTGCATACAACAAACATGCTAATCTTTGGATTGCCAAAGTAGCGGGTGCAGTCAAAACAAAAGACGAAGCTCAAGCATTAGTTGATGCAGAGGTTCAAACAGCGCAAGCTGAATGGGACGCTTTACCGGCTGATGAAAAAGCACCGGCTGAAGGTTTTAAGAACGTTGAACGACCTGCTGACATAATATTAGAGGAATAAAATTAAATGGCTACATACTTAGGCACACATGGTGGTAAAATACAAACCTACTCTACGGATCCTACTTATCCGAATACGGGAGAGGTGTGGTATAATTCTACTTCAAATACTATAAAAATGGAAGCCACAACAACTGCAGGATCTTGGGCTACTGGTGGTGCTTTAAATCAGTTTAGAGATCAAGCTGCAGGTTCAGGAACTGTAACATCAACGTTAGTTTTTGGTGGAGGACCACCTAATCAAGATAAAACAGAATCGTATAATGGATCTAATTGGACAGAGGTGAATGATTTAAATACTGCTAGAAGAGGAATAGCAGGTGCAGGAGCAGATAACACATCAGCAGTGGCTTTTGGTGGAGGTTCTCCTGGAATAAATAACACAGAAACTTGGAATGGAACTAATTGGACGGAAGTTAATAATTTAAATACTGCAAGATATTTTTTAGCTGGAACTGGAATTATTACAGCGGCTTTAGCTTATGGTGGTGGTGATCCGAATACAGGAGCAACAGAATCATGGAATGGAACGAATTGGACATCTGTAAATAGTATGAATAGTGGAAGAGCTGCACCAATAAGTGCTGGAGTTCAAACTTCAGCATTAGCTGCTGGAGGTAATGATGGCTCAGTAACTGGTAAAACAGAACAATGGAATGGAACGAATTGGACAGAAGTTAATGATTTAAATACTGTAAGAGTAGGTGCAGGTGGAGCTGGAGTATCTAATACTTCAGCAATAGCTTTTGGTGGTAGTGTTCCATATCCGTCACCTCCACCCCCTACAGTTCCTTCAACTGTAGTCGAAGAATGGAATGGAACGAACTGGACTGAAACAACAGATATAAGTACAGCAAGAGCTTATATAGCAGGTTCCGGAACAAAAACTGCTGCATTAGCAAGTGGTGGTAGTGATAAAACTAATACAGAAGTATGGACAGGTGCAGGAGCTCCTGTAGTTAAAACAATAAGTACGGATTAATTATGGCAACATACAAAGAAATACACGGAACAAATATTGAAGTAGTATCATCAGATCCATCGAATCCTGTTGAAGGACAAGTTTGGTATAACTCGACAACAAATGTTTTAAAAGGTGAAGCACAGACAGCTACAGCTGCTTGGTCTTCTGGTGGAGCCTTAAATACAGCACGATATGTTTTAGGTGGTGGCGGATCACAAACTGCAGCAATTGCATTTGGTGGTGCTAGAACACCAGGACCAACTTCTCAAGCAGTTACTGAACTATATGATGGAACTAGTTGGACAGAAGTTAATGATTTAAATACTGCAAGAGAAAGATGTTCATCTGCAGCAACCACTAACACAGCTTCTTTAGCTATGGGTGGAGTTGTATATCCAGGTGCATCTAATTCAAATTTAACTGAAAATTGGAATGGAACAAACTGGACTGAAGTTAATGATTTAAGTCTTTCAGAAGGTGGACGTTTTGGTTTTGGAACACCTTCAGCAGCAGTTATGGCTGGTGGTGGATCTCCGCCAAATATGAATGTAACAGAAACTTGGAATGGAACCAATTGGTCTACAAGTCCTGCTACATTAAACACTGGAAGAAAAGATAATGAAGGCGGTGCTTCTGGAACTTCAACGGCTGGAATAATTACTGGTGGTAATAACGGATCAACTTATGACGTAACAGAACTTTGGAATGGTTCTGCATGGACAGAAGTTAACGACTTAAACACAGCAAGATCAGGATTAATGTTATCGGGTATAACAACAGCTGCAATAGCTGCAGGAGGAACTCCTAACCCAACAGCTTCAGCAACAGAAAGTTGGAATGGAACTAACTGGACAACTACAACATCTTTACCTGCACAAAAAAGAAATGGAGGAGCTTCACGAACAGGTGGAAATACAGCTGCTTTAGTATTTGGTGGTTATTATACTGCTCAACAAGCTACAACTTTTGAATGGAATGGTGCTGGTGCACCTCAAGTTAGAACATTTACAGACAGTTAAAACTTGTAATATATTTTAAATAATATATATTACATTTAATTATAAAGGAATAAAGATATGAAAAAAGACGTCAAAGAAGTAATACAAGGTGAAGAACCACATTTAAATAATTTATTAACACAAGAAGATTTGTCATCGTTTAAAGGTATGGTAGACGAGCTTCGTGATACATGGACCAAAAAACAAATGTTTCGAACAGAAACAGAGGCAAGGTTTTCTGTACTACAAGATAATAGATATCCAACCAAAGCATCAAAATATTGGCAGTGTGTAAGAGAACAGTCTAGTTATCTAGATAATCTTATGACTTTATCATTTGACTATAGAAGAAACGAGGCAAAGATAACTTGGTTAGAAAAAAAGATTGATAAAGAAGAGGATGAATATAAGAAAACAAAATACCAAATAGATCGAGATGAGGCTATATTTGCAAAAGCCTCTATGGAAAAAGTTGCAAGACATAGAATGCGTGAAATTAAAATGTGGTCTAAATTAAAAAAAGAATTTAACGACGGATCATTTAATGACAAAGATGTTAATGTGCATCAACTTGAATCGTATGGTATGCAATATCATGAAAAAGCAAAAACATTAAATGCAAACTCATCAGAGGCAGAAGTATTTAATGTAATGGGTCAATTGCAATCATTACAAAGAATTAAAAAATCTGGTGAACTAGAGAGCAGCTACACAGAGAAAGAACAAATTACTCAACATGGAAAACCCAAAGTTTGATTTTGTATTTTTAGGTCAATCAATTTTAAAGTATCAAGTACCTTTAGATATATTTAATAGTATTAACTATATATACGAAACAAATTATCATAATCTTGCACCTGCAAATAAACAATTAGTAGGTAAAATAGAAAAAGAACATTCTTTATTTTATCATGGAGCTGATCAAACAAAAATGAAAAATCATAATATGTTACCAAAAAATGTAACAAATTATTTTTTTGAAACATTTAGACACTATTTAGCATTTAATAAAATAAGAGGTTATAAGACACATTTAAATTCTGTCTGGGTTAATGAAATGAAACAACACGAATACAACCCTGCGCACATTCATAGAGGTATGTTATTTACAGGTCTATCAAGTGTTATGATTTTAAAACTACCATCAACATTTGGTAAGGAATATTCTGCAAGTGAGGTTCAACAGAACGGTAGACTACAAATACTAGGCGCAGCTAATGGTCAGTTTGCTAAAATAGATTATCAACCGCCTATGAATCTTAGAGATTTTTATATATTTCCATATGATATGAGGCACTGTGTATATCCTTTTAACGGCACCGATGAAGTAAGACGAACTCTTGCTGCAAATATAGATGTAGATTTTGACCCAATAAAAAATAGGGGTGTAGCATAATGAACAAACAATATTACATAGATAATCATATAGGTATATTTAAAAATTTTATGACAGATGAATTAATAAATAGTTATCTTACTTTTTTTAAAAATTGTGAGGAACAAGGGGCTGTGTATCCAAGAGTAGAAGATGAAACGGTAGTATCAGATAACGCAATTAGTACAATTATGGGTTCAGTTAACACTGCACTAACCTATAGTAACAAACCTTTTATAGATATGTTTTTTAAAGATGTATATCCATTGTATGTACAAAAATATTCTCATTTAAAAAAATTAGCTACACATAACATATTAGAAGTTAAGATACAAAAAACTAAAGTTGGTGAAGGTTACCATATGTGGCACTGTGAAAACGCTGAGATGAAAGCTAGAAATAGAATATTAGCTTTTAGTGTTTATCTTAACGATGTAGCAGAGGGTGGAGAAACAGAATTTTTATATCAAAAGTGTAGGTTTAAACCTGAAAAAAATACACTATTAGTTTGGCCATCACAATTTACACATGTTCATAGAGGCAACCCACCTTTATCGAATGATAAATATATAATAACGGGATGGGTAGAATACGGATATTAATATGTTAACAGAACCACGATGGAAATCTTTTATAGTAGAAACAACTACACCAATATTTACTCCTAAACAATGTCAAATGATTATTGATGCAGGAAGAAGTGAACCTAGAAATGATGCTGGAGTTGGAAGTGATAAAGGTATTAAAGGTGGAGTAGTAGATACTAAAACAAGAACCTCACATATAAGTTGGATACCATTTAAAAAAATGGCTGACATGTATAAAGACATAGAAACAATTATGAAAACTACTAATGGTAATCATTTTGGTTTTGATGGAATGCAGATAACAGAGCAAGCTCAATACACAGAATATCCAGTAGGTGGGTTTTATGATTGGCATGTAGATAATGACGTAAACATGCAACACGAACCACCAATTAGAAAAATTTCTATGACTTGTTTGTTATCTCCTGAAAATGAATTTGAAGGTGGAGACTTAGAACTTCAAAATGAAGGTAAAGTTGCAAAAATAAAACAAGGTCACGCAATATTTTTTGCATCATTTATTAGACATAGAGTTAAACCTGTAATACGGGGAACAAGAAAATCTTTAGTTATGTGGTTTGGAGGACCACCATTTAAATAATGATTAAAGCTAAATACTTTCCAACTATTATATATGCTAAAGATGTAGATTTAGATAATAGACTTTTTGAAAACGCTGTTATTGAATGGTCTCAAAAAGACAAAGGTATACAAAGAACTAATATGAAAGGTTGGCATAGTGAAACAGATATGCATAAAATACCTGTATTTGAACCTTTGGTTAATGAATTGTTTAAAATGCAAAATGAAATATTTAAAGAAGAATTTTTAGATAGTGAACCTATTCTTGGAAATATGTGGGCTAACATCAATCCTCCAGGTGGATATAACAGACCACACTTACATCCAAATTGTCATTTTAGTGGAGTGTATTATATTAAAGCCCCTGAAAATTCTGGACAAATAATATTTAATGATCCAAAAACTACCTCTCATATGGTTATGCCAAATAGAATAAAAACAAAACCTTCGCCAGATTTGTGGCGTGAAGTGCGGGTTAATCCAGTAGTAGGTAGAATAATTATATTTCCAGCATGGCTTTGGCATTGTGTTGAACCAAACGAAAGTAATGATATAAGGATATCAGTATCTTTTAATTTTTTACAGAAAGGATTTAATGTTTAAAGATTACAAATATCAAGTAATAAAAAAAGCTGTATCTTATGATCTAGCTAATTTTATATTAAACTATTTTTTACTTAAGAGAGATGCAACAAGATTTATGTATGAAAATAACATACACTCACAGTCTTCGATTCTTGGAACATGGGCCGATGAACAGATACCTAATACTTATTCTTGTTATGGTGACTTTGTAATGGATACATTATTAGTTAAAATGTTACCAGTTATGAAACAACATACAGGATTAGATTTAATACCAACGTATTCTTACGCTAGAGCTTATAAAAAAGGTGATTGTTTACACCGACACAAAGATAGACCTAGTTGTGAAATATCTACAACACTTAATTTAGGCGGTGATCCTTGGCCTATTTTTATAGATGGTACAGGTTCTGATAATGTTATTGACGAAAGAAAAAATATTATAAAACCCAACGCTCCAGCAGGGACGAAAGTCTTGCTTGAAGTAGGAGACATGCTAGTATATAGTGGCTGTGAACTTGAACATTGGCGAGAGCCTTTTGACGGGAACATTTGCGGTCAGGTATTTCTACATTATAATCATGTAAATGGCCCATTTGCTGACAAAAACAGATTTGACGGCAGACCTATGTTAGGTCTACCATCATTTTGTAAATAGTATTATAATGAGGTTATATGTTACAAAAATTAGGATTTGCACCTGGGTTTAATAAACAAGTCACAGAGACCGGGGCCGAGGGACAATGGTTTGACGGTGACAATGTTAGGTTTAGATACGGTACTCCAGAAAAAATAGGTGGTTGGACACAGTTAGGAGCAGATAAATTAACTGGTGCAGCTAGAGCTATTCATCAATGGGACGATAATGCTGGTATTAAATATTCAGCAATAGGAACTAATAGAATTTTATACGTATACTCAGGGGGCACATATTATGATATACACCCTATAAGAGCTACACTTACAGGTGCTACTTTTACAAGTACATTAAATCAAAATGTTCTTACAATTAATTGCAGTGGTTCACATGGATTAGCTGAAAATGATATTGTAATGTTAGACAGTGTAACTATTCCTGCTTCATCAAGCTATACTGCTACTGATTTTGAAGATAAAAAATTTATGGTAACAGCCATACCTACTACTACAACTTTTACAATTACAATGACGTCTACTGAAACAGGCACTCCAATGAGTGCAACAGGATCTACTTCTGTTTTATGTTATTATCACGTAGGACCAGCACAGCAACTAGGAGGGTTTGGTTGGGGTACAGGATTATATGGTGGAACGGCTTTAGGTGCAGCTACAACTACATTAGCAACAGCTTTATCAGATTTAACAACAACAGATATTGTATTAGCAAACAGTGCAGCATTTCCATCATCAGGAGAAATTAGAATAGGAACAGAAGATATAAGTTTTACAAGTAATAATACCTCTACAAACACTTTAAGCGGAGGAGCAAGAGGAGCTAACGGAACAACAAAAGCAACACATAGTGGTGGAGCAACTGTTACAAACATATCTGATTATGTTGCATGGGGCGACCCTTCTAATGCTGACTTTACAATTGATCCTGGAATGTGGATTCTTGATAACTATGGTACAAAATTAATTGCACTTATTTATAATGGTCAATGTTTTGAATGGGATGCATCTGCTGGAAATGCTACATCTACTAGAGCAACATTATTAGCTAATGCACCTACAGCATCACGTCATGTATTAGTATCTACACCAGATAGACACTTAGTATTTTTTGGAACAGAAACAACAGTAGGTAATGCTACTACACAGGACGATATGTTTATAAGATTTTCTGACCAAGAAAATATTGATGGCACAGATGCATATACAGTTAAAGCAGACAATACTGCAGGTACACAAAGACTTGCTGATGGTTCTAAAATTATGGGAGCTATCAAAGGTAGAGATGCTATTTACGTTTGGACTGACACTGCACTATTTCTTATGAAATTTGTAGGTCAACCTTTTACATTCTCATTTGAACAAGTAGGAACTAACTGTGGATTGTTTGGTAAAAATGCATGTATAGAAGTAGATGGTTCAGCTTATTGGATGTCGGAGAATGGGTTTTTTACTTACGATGGTCAGTTAAAATCTATGCCATGTCTTGTTGAAGACCATGTATACGATGATATTAATGCTACTAGTAGAGATTTAATTAATGCAGGATTAAATAATTTGTTTGGAGAAATAAGTTGGTTTTATTGTACTTCTGCATCAGATTCAGTAAACAGAGTTGTTACATATAACTATTTAGACTCTAGTCCTAAACGTCCTATTTGGACAACAGGCACTTTACCTAGAACAGCGTGGCAAGATTCTGCAGTATTTGATAAACCACATGCTACATTTTATGATTCTACAGACAATGCAGCTAGTGATTGCACTGGAAATACTGATGGTATTACTATATACTATGAACAGGAAACAGGGACCGATCAAATTAATGCTGGTGGTGTAACAACTGCTGTAATTGGTACTATTACGTCTGGTGATTTTGATATTACACAACGAAGAAACCCTACAGGACAAACTGTAGGTATGCCAGATCTTAGAGGAGATGGAGAGTTT